ACATACGTGGACAGGGCCAAAGGCTCTTAAATCGGTTCCAAACGGCTCAGGAAGGTCATCTAGTAGCGCCTTACGGCGCAGGAATTTAGGCATAACAAAGGGGTGGAACCGCATTGCCCGGCACGGCTCCTTCCTGTGGTCAGTCGCCTCTCGGCTACGCCGAGGCCCTGATAAGGGCCGCCTCCTGTTATTCGCCTACGGCTCATATTGTACACAGATGCCTGCCAAATGTGTGTCTTGCGACACGCTGTGATATTCTTAGGAAATGACAACTCTGATAGGAATCCAAGGACCTGACTTTGTCGTCCTTGCCGCTGATAGCCAAATCACTGATAACGATCAGCGCATTATCAGTATGCAAACGCCCAAGATCGTACGTGTGGGTAAGTACATTCTCGGCGTCACCGGTGACTCACGCCCTGGCGATATCCTTGCCTATAACTGGAAGCCTCCGGTGTACAAGGGAGGCGACCCTGTCGAGTGGATGGGTAAGAAGATAATCCCAAGTATCCAGTTAGCCTTTAAGGACAATGGGTATGAGATGGATAAGGATACGAGCTTCTGCTATCTAATCGCTTTTGATTCTATGTTGTTCTCTATCGGGCAAGACTTGTCATTTAACGCAAGTGAGCACGGTCTATTCACCGCAGGAAGTGGCGGTCCTTATGCACTCGGTTACCTTTATTCTTTGAAGCCACACTCCTACAAGAGCCTGCTAATGGCAAAGGTAGTTGCAGAAAAGGCAATAAAGATCGCGTCGGTACTAGACATCAATACTTGCCCACCAATACAGTTGGTTACTCAACAGAGAGGGTGGGAAGATTGATCCAGTTTTTATTCGGTTTGCTAATTGGCTTTGTCGGAGCATATGCTTTTGACTACTGGCTTACAAAGAGGGATGAACGATGACGCACGAACACGACTTCTCCCAAGATTTAGATGGGCAGATAACCTGTTCTATATGTGGAGCAATGGATGATGAGAAGGAGTTAGCGTGATTACAGATCCAAAGGAATTACTACTGCACGTACTGCACTCTAAAGATGCAGGGCGTGACCGTAGTAAGCAGACACAGGTTGGTCCGTCAGAGATAGGTGGCTGCCGGCGTAAGGTTTGGTACCGACTTAACGGACAACCAGAGACTAACGATAACCAGTCAAAGCTGGCAGCGATTATGGGTACTGCTATCCACGCAGCCATCGAAGATGCCATCACCACACTAGATCCAGAAGGTAAAGATTACCTAGTCGAGACTCCAGTTGAGTATGATGGTATGAAAGCACACGTTGACTTATTTGTACCAGGTATTGGCGCAGTCATTGACTGGAAGACAAGCAAGGTAAAGAACCTTTCATACTTCCCAACAGCGCAACAGCGCTGGCAGGTGCAGGTCTATGGTTATCTGCTATCTAAGAACGGTCACGAAGTTAAAACAGTTAATCTGGTAGCCATTGCACGCGATGGTGATGAGCGCGATATCAAAGTCCACTCTGAACCATACGATGAAGTCTCAGCGCTAGAGGCGCTGCAATGGCTTAACAATGTAAAGAACTTAACAGAGGCACCAGCGCCTGAGAAGGATCAGAGTTTCTGCAAGAGTTATTGCCAGTACTATGACGCATCCGGTGAGATGGGTTGCGTAGGTTTAATAAAAGAACGTATCGTCCTTAGTGAAGTCGTGATTGAGGACGCGCAAGTTGACACTCACGCATTGCTGTATCTGCAATTAGATGAGAAGATTAAAGAGATGAAGGCAGAACAGGATTCCTTGAAGTCATCCTTCGAGGGAACTACTGGCGTTACTGCTAGTGGTATTCAGATCAGTTGGACTTCCGTTAAAGGTCGTGAGACAGTTGATGCTGAACAAGTAGAAAAACTATTAGGCTTCTTGCCAAAGTTAATTGGCAAAGAGTCTATTAGATTAAACATCAAACCAAGTGGAGGAAAGTAATATGGCTGCACCAGAATCAACCAAGTATCAGATTAACTACAAGTTATCCGATGGAACGCTAGTAAATCTATACGCTGCAAGTGTTTCAGAATTAGAATCAGGTCTAGCAGATCTTGCTATGAACGCACTTAATATCCGTGCTACCGGCAGTGACCTAGCAGGCGCAGCAGCACCAGTAGCAGCGCCAGCACCAACAGTTGCAGCAGTTGCTGCAGCATTTAACGCAACACCAGTTGCAGCAGCACCTGCTGCAGATGGATCACAGTCTTGCCGTCACGGTGTGATGAATCTACGTACTGGTACTTCAGCTCGTGGACCTTGGAAGGGCTATATGTGTGCGGCTCCAAAGGGTGCAACAGATAAGTGCGAGACTATCTGGATTAGATAGCCAATGCGCGATCCAGGGTTATATGAAAACCCTGCTTGCGCTAACGTAGGTGGAGATTTCTGGTTTCCAGAAAAGACATCTGACACGAGAGACATTGCAATAGCAAAGTCTATCTGCGGTAGTTGTTTACACCGTACCGAGTGTGCAGAATGGGGAATAAAGAAAGAACGCTTTGGAATATGGGGCGCTCTATCTGAAAATCAGAGGCGGTTGATTCGCCGACAAAAGAATATTACGTTGAGAGGGGAAGACGTTGCTTGACTTATCACGTGCTTGGAGTGGGGTGCTTACCAAAGCAACACCACTTCCTGACGTGTGGAAGGCGCTGTCAGCAAAGCAGATCAAGTTCCGGCGAGGACAAGTCTGTATGGTAGCTGGCGCACCTAACGCTGGTAAGTCTATGTTTGCACTCGTCTATGCGATGAAAGCAAATGTGTCAACGCTTTTCTTCTCGGCAGATACAGATACCACAACTGTAATGATGAGAGCAGCATCTATTGCCTCTGGTCATTCACAGGTATCGGTAGAGTTAAACTTATCTAACGATAAGCACTACTACGATAAACACTTTGGAAAACTTAGCCATATTAAATGGGTCTTTGATTCCTCGCCATCACTAGATGATATCGAGTTAGAGATCAGAGCATATGTGGAGTTGTACGGACAGGCTCCCGAACTGATAGTTATAGATAACTTAATGAACGTTGCAGCAGAGACTGACAATGAGTGGGCTGGCTTACGTGCGATAATGATGGAACTGCACGATATGGCACGTAAGACAGAAGCCTGCGTACTTGTGCTACACCACGTATCTGAGCAGAGTGAGTATGGATCACCATCTACACCACCTGCTAGACGTGCCATTCACGGCAAGGTAAGTCAACTGCCGGCGTTGATCCTAACGCTTGGCTATGACCCAACCAATGGTGACTTAAAGGTTGCTGCTGTAAAGAACCGCTTTGGGCCACACCCTGCAGATGGCAAAGACTTTGCAACGCTGTTTGTAAACTATGCAGCTTGTCTGATCTCTGATAAAGACGCTTGGGGTGTTATGATTAAGAACGATACAATCAATGGTTACCAAGGACCATACATAGTCCAGTAAAGGATATTAGAATGAGTGATGTTGAAAGAGAAGTAGCCATACTTAAAGTTGACTTGGCTAACTTCTTCAATGCGATGATCCAGTCCGGCATAGTCGAGATTGTCAAAGATGAAGAAGGTCAAATGGTTTACAAAACTAACAAGGTTGTACTGGTAGATGAGTCAGTACAACAAGACTAAAGGTTCTCAGTTTGAGACAGATGTAATGAAGTGGCTCCGCAAAATGGGAGCCATAGCAGAACGTCTGACTAAGGCTGGAGCAAAGGATGAGGGCGACATCGTAACTGTTATCGCAGGGGAAACTTACATCCTTGAACTCAAGAACAGGGCAAACCTTTCGTTGCCTCAGTTCTGGAGAGAAGCACAAGTTGAGGCGCTTAACTATGCAAAGGCACGTGGTCTTGGGGAAGTGCCACCGTCTTATGTAATAGTTAAGCGTCGCAACGCTTCAATAGATCAAGCCTGGGTCATTCAGGACCTAGCACAATGGTTAAAGGAGAAACAGTAATGCCAGTACCAGAAGGTGATATCACAACGTCAGAAGTTTGGAGTGAACCAGATGTCAGCAACGATCAAACCGTTGAAGAAACGGAAGCAAGCGAAGTTCAAGAAGAAGCCGATGCCACAGAGCAAGCGGTGGTCGAAAGTGGAAGTGAGACAGAAGAATGAAGATAACCAACCTAACATCACGTCACCCGGAGTTTAAGTTTGACTTTATGTTTACAGGTGATGGAGATCACCGTAAAGAATTACTTATTACAATTCCTTTTATAGAACTAGGTTTAGGATTTGACTGGTGATCTGCGCTAACTGTTATAAAGCCGGTGAGGAAAACAAGGCTAACCATCTAAAGCGTGCAGCGCACTGGCACGAGAAGTGCGATATAAAGGGGTGTGTATGCCAGCACAAGACTGGACAAGGTTGGGTAAAGGTCGAGGGAGTAGAAACTCCAATGATGCAAAGTCAATACCCATAGGGCCAATCGTTTCCTACTTTGGTGGGGAAGTAAGAGAAGGACATGATGTATCAGTTAAGTGTTGCTTGCATAGTGACACACGCAGGTCTGCTGTAATTAATACTTACAACAATTTATATTTCTGCCATACCTGTGGCAAGGGTGGTAATGCAGTTAACATTGTCTGCATCATAGAGAACTTGGAGTTTAAGGATGGCCTCAAACGCGCAGTCGAAATTGCTACTGGAAGCGGCGCAGAGATACGCCCAAGAGGTAAGTCCGGAAACTCTAGTCGCTCTAGACGAACGTGGAATATCTGAGACAGTAGCTGCTCGCTTTGAACTAGGCACGGTAACAGATCCGATCAACGGTCACGAGATGTATGCAGGGTGGATATCTATCCCTTACATCACCGCAGGTGGCAGTTGCGTAGGGTTTAAGTTTCGGCGCTTAGATGATGGCAAGCCTAAGTATGGCTCACCTAGTGGGCAGAAGGCACACCTTTACAATGTCTCAGATGTACTGCCACTATCACCGCATATAGTTATCTGCGAAGGTGAGTTAGATGCAGTCATCACTAGCGGTATGTTGGGTATTCCAGCAGTCGGAGTACCTGGAGTGCAGTCTTGGAAGCCACACTTTCCTAAGTTATTTATGGGGTACGAAACTGTATTTGTTGTAGGCGATAATGATATTAAAGAAGATGGATCTAACCCTGGCGCTGACTTTGCTAAGCGTGTTGCTAATGAGATAATCAACTCAACTATTGTTACACTACCTGCGGGTATGGATATAAACGATTACTATTTAGCATATGGGGCAGACGCTACCAGAGCACTGCTGGTAGGCGAACTGAAAGGGTGAGTAAAGAAGAATGGTCACAGATGGTACAGACTTTGCAGCATATGGGCTTTCAGATCCTAGAGATAAATATGGAGACAGAGACAATTCTCTTGCGCCCTACACCGACAAGGTAGATGAAGCCTTTGTCGCAGATGTCTGGCGCATTATGGATTCAGCAGGTAACTTACTCATTCGTAAACACCACGACTACGGCCCAAAGAATATTGCTCACTCACCAGGTGGACCACTTAATGGTCTGCGTGTACGTATGTGGGATAAGATAGCTCGTATCAACAACCTGCTTGACTCAGGCGTTACACCTAGCAACGAGTCCTTGCGTGACTCATACCTTGATCTACTTAACTACTCTGCTATTGCAATGATGGTCTTAGATGGTGTCTGGCCTGAAGTCGAGTCAACTGACTGTGACTGAACTGCACCCAATAGTCTATGAGTTAGCGCCATCGGTTGCTTATGCAATCCACCGGCGCTACAAGCATTGGGTGGAGAAGGAAGATATCGCTCAGGAATGTATTGCTTGGGGTATTACTCGCAATGCTTACATCACAGAGCAGATGAGTGTTGAAGATGTTAAGCAGTTAGAGTACAACCAGAAGCGTATTGCCTACCAGATGAAGCGAGCAGCAGAGCGTTACGTTCGCAAGGAGAAGGCCATCAAGTCTGGCTATCAGTTAAGCGATGAAGCGTACTATGAAACCCTTATGCTCGGTCAGCTACTGCCCTTCGTTATTGCATCTATCGTAAGCGGAACAGTACTAGAGCAGGCACAAGAGATGATTAGAGACGGTCAACCACGCGGCTCATCATCTCCGGCAGAAGGTGGCAACCTGCTTGCTAGCCTTATAGATATTAAGAAAGCCTACCTTGAATTAGATGAGAAGGATCAAGCGGTGCTGCGTATGCGTCACTATGAGAACGCTACGCTGCAACAAGTAGCACAATTCCTAGAATGTGCTATCTCTACTGCTGATCGCAGATGTACTACATCACTTCGCAGATTGCAAGAAGGACTAGGCGGAGAGACACCGTTTAGATGAAAGAAGAAGAGTTATTTAACTACCTCAAAGAGAGCCTGTATCCTGACTTGGTTAAATCTCCCGGTATCTTTGACTCATACGATTGCACCAGCGAGAAAGCTGCTCACTACATCGAACTTAAATGCAGGCAGGCTCACTATGAAACCCTGCTTATTGAAGAGATTAAGTATCGCAAACTGATTACTCAGGCAGCAGAGCGTGATCTTATCCCCTTCTACATCAACAGCACACCACTTGGTATCTACTCCTTTGACCTTATGGATATACCAGAACCAATATGGTATACACAAGTGATGCCGGTGTCTACCGAGTTTGAGAACAAGGATAAGGTTTACAAGTTAGTAGGTTACCTAGATATAGAAGAGGCAGTAAAGTTATGATCTATTCTTTCAAGTGCGAGTGCGGTAGCACCAGAGATATCGAGCAGTCTATTCACGCAGAGATCATTGAGCCTGTGTGTACTGACTGCCATCAGATGATGTCTCGTAGCTGGTCATCGCCCGCTATCACCTTCAAGGGTCCAGGGTTTTACAGTAACGGTGGGTAAAAGAAGTAGCCCCACCGGAGAGTTTTACGGTGAGGCTACTTAGGTGCGGGTAGGTGGAAGTCAGACCTACCCGCAAGAGTTAAACTATATCATAAGTATTAGTTGCTTACCTATCTCCCAAGTATAGCGCGGTGGAATTGCCTCTACTAAATCTCCCCACAACATCCAGTCAATTCCCATAGCCTCACGCGCTTGCTCTATAGACTTAGCAGTATGTCCACCTTTAGGTATCTCATCACGCATTGAACCGTAGATACCTATCGGTTTACCTTGCGCCTTGTGATCGCAGATAGATCCAATTAGTTTTATATTAGACTCAAAGAGTCTATGCCGGCGCACCTTTAATCCAAATGATGAACCGCAAAACTGTACCGGGTTAATCAACGGAGCTCCAGGTACGTTCTCTATCACATACGGTACACCGCTGGTAATCAAAGCCTCTCTGGTCTGCGGAATAAGATCTACCTTATCGGTAGATTTACCTTGTGCATCTCTTAGATGCTTGGTTCTAGAGTGTGTTTGGCAAGGAGGACTAGCGGCGATAACATCAAAGGATCGTAGGTAATCTATATCCTGCAAGATCTCCAAGCAGTCTGCTTGTAGAAACTCATAAGGATATCTCTTCTGTTTCTTAATATCTATACCCACTACCTCAAAGCCAGCGTCAGCATAACCCTTGCTCGCTCCCCCTGCCTTACAATAAAGGTCAAGGAGTCTCACTCAGTACCAACCTCTTCTGTTGTGGTGCCGGAGAGCGCTACACGCGCTCCCTGAATAGCGATGATTAATGTATCTAAGGCCGTGTAAGACTTGGAGTTCAGGGTTGCTACTACGCTCTCTAAGGAGTTGAGCAATTCCGTAAGCTGAAGATCCCTGTCGGTTCTTTGCAAGGTGGTCAAACCTGCTTTCACTGGTCCATAAGGTGATAAGGCACGCTGTTTCTCGTGCCGTATATCCGAGAGCTTTACTATATTCCCTTGCGATACGCTTGTTGTTTGCTTTCTCACTCGTCGTCGCCTTCGTCCTCGTAGAAATCTCCGTTGGTTTCAATGACGATGTTTTCGGTTGATCGTCCGGAACGAGCACCCACAACAAGGCTACTATTGCCGTCAATATCAACCCATTTTGCACCTGTGGTTTCATCACTTACCTTCTCCAATTCTAACAATTCCTTGTATGTTTCGGGGTAGGCTTGTGCCAACCTAGTCAGGGCGCGATCTCGCACCCTTCGATAGTTCCTTTGGCGCACAGCCATACGCATAGCGCTTTCTATTCTTTTATTTCTGTCGGTCAGAGTCATTTAACTTGTCCTCTACTACTATTAAAGCATATAAGACTACCAATACTACCAGCATACCTATAAACAGTTTCATCAGTTCACCCCCTTTAGCAGTTGATACATCTCGGTTACATCTAGCGGTTGCCCTACCGGTTGAGCGTCTAGATCATCGCTCTCCCACCCCGATACAAGCAGCCTAGACCCCTTCGGGGCAAGGTTTAGCCAGCTAAGCGCGTCAAAGGCTCTCTCTCCTCCCCACCTAGTCTCCCCGTCCGGCTCTATCACTTCATAGAATAGACTTAGCGGTGATTTAACAGGGTGAAAAGGGATTACTTTACCTAGTTCATCCATTACTCTCCCCCTTTCAGGCTATCTATTAAAGCCTTCATCTGCTTGTAAGTGATAACACTCTCTAATCTAGCTGCAAGATAATCGGTAGCGTTATCGCCCCACTTATCCCTCGCCAACTTCGCAAGAGCGTAAGCCGTATATTCTAGTTCCATTTCTCTTATCACTTGCTCTCTCCTTCTTCTGAGTGATCTCCTTGTAAATCTGCAACCCAACCTCTATACCAAGTCTCGTATCCGCTTGTAAAACCACCTTCTAATCTTGGTATTACTTCTGTTTTAAGATAGTTAA